TGCAGTTGATGAAGGCGGAGCAAAGTATTATTTAAAATTAGTAGAAATTCCTCAAATAGCATTACGAGATAGTGTTCAAAATTTAAAGTCAGCACTAACAATAAAAGCAAACACGTTAGGACAATTTGCTGTTGCTCTTACTAAAGAATTAAATGAGTTATCAGCAAAAGAAGCAGGAACTAGTTCAAAATTTCCTGATACATATAATATAACAATTGATGAGACATCCCAAAAAATGTCTCAATGGATATTTGTTGGAAATTTAATATCTGCTGGTGCCCCAAAATATAAACTTGATATGTCAGGCGACGGAGGACTTAATTCTACTTTTCACACAGGAAATAGTATTGTTGATATTCTTAGTGTTGCAGTTGCGGCAACAAAAGAAATGCAAGAATTACCACTTGCTAGTGGATCATCAGCAAAAGCATCCGGCGAGGATGACGAAAGACCGGACCCGGTTCCACGATTATGGTTTAGAATAGTACCTGATGTCAGATTAACAACTAATTATGATCCAGTAAGAAAGGTTAATCAAAAGAATTTTATATATAAAATTAAACTAGAAATAAACGAAAAAGTTGGTGATATGAGTGGCGGATTTGCAGTTGATAAACCAAAACAAAAAGCTCGTTTACGAGAGATATATGAACATAAATTACTAACAAAAAAATACATGTATATGTATACTGGACAAAATACCGAAGTGTTAAGTTTTGATATAAAATTAAATAATACATATTGGATAGTAAAACCAAGATACGACGGAATGTATAGCAATCCAGATACTATTTTAAGTCAATCTCCGAATGCAGAAGAAATTAAAGAGTGGACAAGCAATGCCCCGCCGGGAACAAAAATGGCATCATCTGTTCAAGAAGTTGCCGAATCTCCGTCATCAGCAAAACCTGCAACGGCAGCGGGTCCGATGGGATATCTTCAACAAGACGAATTAAATTCTTCTGTGATGGCACCAAAATCTGGACAGTTTTTATCAAACATTACAACAAAAACTGAGCCAGGGAAATATAAATACCTCGAATCGTTTTCTGAAGAAGACGAAAAAGAAGAAAATAATTGGTTTGTACCGCAAACAAAACCAGCAACTATTGAATCTAAAACCAAAGGGTTTGTTGATGTTGCAGGTCCTAGTGCTTATAAATTTGGTGCAGTATACGCAGATATGGCGAGTTCGGCCGACTTAGTTGAAATAGAATTAAATATTATTGGGGATCCTTATTGGTTAGGCATGTCTAATATTAATAAACAATATGCAAATATAGGCACAGGAATTGCCGCTCATTATGATAGTGGATCTAATTTGTTTTATTTTAAATTATTAATGCCACAAGAACATGATGAAACAGGTGATACTGTTATATCAGATAGTTTTACTTTAAGTGGATTATACGGAGTTAGAGAAGTTATTTCGTCATATAATAATGGAGGATTCACTCAACATTTGTACGGGTATAGAAGTTTGGCGTCAAATTATAATTTATTGAAAGAAGTGTTAGATGCTACAGAAGAGAAAAAAGAAAAACCGGCTAAGACTGAACCTTGGTCAGCCGAAGACCAATTGAATTCTTCAACAACAAGTTCTACTCCGCAGCCTTTAGATAGAGGAGCAGGAATACAATGATAAATTTAGGAAAAATTAATGGCATATGAATTAGAAGTTACAACACCAACAAGTGAAAAAACACAACTAGGACAGGCCCCGCCTGTTGGTTCGGTAGCAGGATATGGTGAAGATCCGGTTGGTAGTATATATAGTTTTACAGCAACCGGGCATGATATAACAGACAGGCATATTGCTAGATTACATCCAAAAATACGAGAAGCAGTATCAACGTTTATTAGAGGATGTGCCTCAGATAATGCAATACAAAAAACAATATATATAAATGAATCTGTTCGATCGGCGTCGGCACATGATGCATTAAAAAAAACAGGTAAAACTACTACTGAATATAAAGAATCCCACCATTCAACCGGAACAGGATTTAAAATTATTTTACCAGCCACATCACCTGATTTTGAATATATGACTACTAGTTTAGCTGATCCAACAATTTCAACAGGTAATCAAACTATTTGGGAACTAATTGGAGCAAAGGCAATTGCAAATAATTTATATTGGGGCGGCACAGACGGATGGAATTATGTACAGTTTGAATTTAGGGATTGCAGTACTCAATCAGGTGCCTTAAAATATCATACACGAAGCGGAAAATATATAGACGCTGACGGATGGTTTGAATTATATTGTCCACCAGCGTAAGGAAAATTATGGCAGTAGACGGAAGAACACCAGCACAAGAAGGAAGACCAGTTTATGGAATATATCATGGCATAATTCAGGATGCCGCTGATAGTGATCGAATGGGTAGAATAGCAGTATATATACCTGAATTTAAAGCCCCACCACAATTAAAATCTAGTTGGATATATGTTAGTTATATGTCACCATTTGCTGGATCAACTGCTAGTGAATATGAAACAGATGATTTTAAATCGTTTGATAGTACTAAAAAAAGTTATGGTATGTGGATGGTTCCGCCGACTAAAGGTACTCTTGTTATTGTTGGTTTCCTTGGAGGCGATATTAATCAAGGCGTACTTATGGGCTGTTTATATCATCAAGAAAAAAATTTTACAGTTCCGGGCATACCTAGTGCTACTAATTATGATGGAATTGGCCCTGCCGCAGAAAGAAATATAAATGATCCACAAGAGACATTACGTCCGAAACATGATTCAATGGCGGATGCTTTAGATAAACAAGGATTAACATCTGATGCTATTCGGGGAACAACTACTAGCGGAGCAAGGCGCGAGTCACCAAGTAGAGTTTTTGGGGTGCTTACACCAGGACAACATCAATTTGTTATGGATGATGGCAACAGTGAAGGTACTGATAGTATGATTCGTCTTAGAACACGAAATGGTGCTCAAATTATGATTAATGATGAACATGGAATGATTTATATTATTAGTAGAGATGGATATAACTGGGTTGAATTAAGCAATGATGGAAAAATTGATGTGTATGCTAAAGGCAGTATATCAATGCATTCGGCAGAAGATGTAAACATACATGCAGATAATAATGTAAATATACATGGCGGAAATGGTGTTAATCTTTTTAGTCAAGGTAAAGATGGTATAAAAATAAATGCAATGGCCGGAAAATTTGAATTATATAGTAAACAAGATTATACATTAGAATCTGATTTAAATGGTAATATAAAAACAATGGGCCAATTTGCAGTACAAGCCGCAAGATTAGATTTGAATAGTGGTTCTGTACAACCTGCAAAAAAACTTAAATTAAAAAATCTCACTGGTAATACCACCACAGCAACTAGTATATGTCCTAGAGTACCGGAAGAAGAACCATACAGTCATCCTGATAAAAATATTGCAATAGATCCAGGATCTCAACAACAAAGCCAAGTAGGAGCAATAGATTACACATAATGGCACTTTTAACGGTAGCACCTTCAGCGTATGATTATACTATTTTTATAAAGGATATTGATAACTATTCTAATATAAAAGTTGCCTTGGAAAGTTTAAAAATAAGTGATAATGGTGCTCTTTTAATTCTTAGTTTTGAACGTTGGCGAGCGTATCAATATTGGAATGGGTTTGAATATAAAATTGGATATAATAGTTCTGCAAGTGATACAAATATAAATGGACTAACTGAAGATCAAGCATATAGTTTGTTTAGACAAAACCTTAAAACAGCAGAAAAAAAATTAAGATCCGAATTAGGTAGTAAAATAACCCATTTAACACAGAATCAATATGATGCATTAGTTAGTTTTTGCTATAGTGTTGAAAGCATATCAAAGGCAGTTATTGGAAGTATAATTTATGATTTACGTACTGCAATACGAAATGCAGTAGATGCTGATAGCGGCATAGAAAGCACAACCGACGTATGGAATAATGTTGCGTCTTTGATGCAAAGCCATAATGTGAAAGGGGATCAACGAGTGGCAGAAGCAAGTGTATTAATGCTTGGTGATTATTCAGATTTAAAAAATCGATCTTGGTTAAGAACAGAAGGAATACAAGACATGAGAATTAAATACCCGGATGGATATAAAAGTGACACAAAGGATGGAAAATCTACTGGATATCAAAAAAGACAGGCAGAATTTATTTATTATGTTGAAGCAACTAAGTTTCTGCCTGGGATGAGTGAGGTTGCCTACAGAGCGGTTGTAAGCAGAACAACAAATCCGCCTACTAAGATACCTACATGGGAAACTTGGTCTAAAGGAACAGGAAGCGGAATAACTGGTTATAAATTACAGATATCCGCCTCCTCTAGTAAAATTTAATTTTTAGCAATAGTATTCTCGGGTATTTCTAAAATATAATCATTATTAGTTTTAGTAATTACTTTTTTGTTTTTTACCATACTAACTGTGCCATTAAAATTAGGTTGTCCAGACATTTTACCTACTATCCAATTATCGTTTTTATTTGCTAATGGTTCGTTTTTGTTTAATTTAGAAGTACCCTCTAATATACCATCAACATAAAGCCGAGCTTCGTTATTATTTGTGTCAACTTCTGCTTTTACAATATATGTATGTCCTTCTTTTTTGTTTGTTTTTCCATTTATATTGCTTGCATTGTTCCAGCTACAAGCAGGATCAAAATAAAATCCAGGCTGATTTTGATTCCATGTATGCATTCCGATACCACAATCGTCGCTTGATGACCAAATAATCCCATATCTCTCGCCAGTACTAGCATCTTGAGGCATTTTATTAATCAAAACTTTTGCTGTTAATATAAAAATTCCTGGAGTGTTATCTTGGCTTAAAATTTCATTAAAGGTATTCTCGGGTATTTCTAAAATATAATCATTATTAGTTTTAGTAATTACTTTTTTGTTTTTTGCTGGTTTATTTTTGACAACATTATGTGTTGGTTTTGTGAGTACTTGTTTAAAGAACTTTGAACTTTGTTGTGCTTGAGCTAGAGCAACACTGGTATTCTGTTTTTCGACTATTAGTTGATTTTCAAGTGATTCATTTTTTGCTTTTAACTTTTTTATTTTGTTAGTTTTTTGAGCAAGAAATGTATTTGCTTGTTTGCGATTTTCTCTGCACAAATCCATTTCTGTTTTTGGTACATAAATTAATGTAGCATCAACAAATGTATGCCCCATGAAACTGCCACCATAAAAACTGCTATATTTTTCCGTATAGCGATCTTTGGTAGCAACATTTCCTAAAAGCATTTCTGCTGTCATTTTAGCAACTGTATTGCCTTTTGAGAATGTATCAATGAGTCCTCCGTTTCCGCCCATACTTGTATCACGATGCTCAGAAAGATATTGTACATTTAGTCCACAGTATCGAGCAAACCCAATTAATGCATCATTAAATGATTCATTTCTTGCATTACGTTTTTCAGTACGCTTAGTAGACATACCAACAAAATAAAATCCTTCTGTTGATTCAGGAACAACTTGTAACCAGTTAGGTCTTTCTGCTGGTTCTGTACTATCTAATTGTGAAAACGTTTCAACTCTATTTGTTTTTGGTTGTTTGCTTGGTGTTGTCTGTGCAGTTGCGGTACAACCTAAAATAAACGGAAGTGCAACTAACAAAATCATATTTTTCATGTCGCCCTTTATTAGCCTATAGTTAGAGAATAGGCGCAGTCAATTAACTACGCCTGAATGGATAATTACTGAGATGTAACTTGTTTACCAGGAACTTGAAAGAAGTCATCAGTGGTAAGACCTTCTTTTTCTACAAGTTTCCAAAACTCAACTGTCTGGTTTGCTTGTTCTTTTGCAACTTCAGTAACGGCATTTGCCGCTTCTTGTTTTGCTTTAAAAACATTAATTTTTGCAGTATTATTAAATGCATCAAAGAAATGTTTTTTAGGTAGAGCTACAAGTGCAAAATACTTGTATCCTGGACGTCCAGCCATATCGGCTTCACGTTCAAAATACCACTTAGTAGTACGAGCACCTTTAAGTACATTCATATGAACGAACTTGTAATAACCCCGAGTACCAATAGTCGGAGAAAAAGTTGCTCCGTCAAGGCCAAAGCCCATTTCTGCTTGCTCATATTTTGCTTGTGCAATGGTGCTCAAATATTCCATACCGGAAAATATAGCATCACGTTTAGCATCATGTCTAGCAGATTTTTCTGTAGCATAAAGCGAACTTACACCAGTGAAATAAATTATATCGCCTTCAAGTAACGGTTCGCTCATTACCCATTCAGGACGATTAGATTGATCAGGATATGTAATTGGTTTGAGAGTTTCTAGAGTTAATTCTCTAGTTTCCTCAGGATCCAGTACAGGCCTGGTGTTACTTGAACAGCCCACAGCAACAATTGCCATAGTAATTAGGATTATGATATTTTTCATAATTTCCTTTCACTTTACCTTGTTATGAACAAAAATTTTCTTTTAGAACACCCAAAAGATACAGGTTTGCCCTACCCGTTTTACCTTCCTAGAATAAGTTAAACTAGAAAAGCATTATTATTATTATTAGTATTATTATAAACGATTTAGTTAAAAAAGTCAACCGAATAATGTAATTAATGCAATAAAATTCATTATTACAAACCAGGTTGTTAGAATAATTGCAAATGCGGCCTTGCGTTTAAATGTAGCAATGACGCCTAAAATGCTACCTATAAACATCATTGGAATGAATATTTTAGTAGCAGGATTTAGTACAGTATAGGTTAATATTGCACTAGCACTACAAACAAGGGCGGTTTCGCATAATTCACAATAAAATGCCAAAGGACTTAGTCTATGACTTTCTTTGAAATATTCTTTAACGTTTGAAAAAACCGATTCTATTGTAATCTTTGTCTTCAACATATATATAATTTTCTGGAGGAGTTATTGATTCGTTGTTCCATACTGGTATTGCTTCGTTAAAGTCGTCTATATCGTGATTGGGTCTTAGATGAACTTCAATGAGCTTACCGCCGATAAACTCACAATTTATACAGTCATATTTGCCTTGCAATGCATATAATACTTTAGGAAATTTGACGTATTCGTCTATACGAATCCATTTATCAAATTTCCATAAAGGATTGTTTTTACTTCGAAAGCCTTCGACTGTAAGACCTTGTTTTATTGATCTTTGGTTAGGATTGGTTTTATAATCAACACTTAAATGTCTACCTTCAAATACTTCACACCAAAAATATCCTAATTTATTATTATTGTTAGTATAAACATTGTATTTTGTTAATGCATCGGTGTCTTCTGTTAGGTATTCAATGCTTGCACCTTGGCCCATGCCCATTATGTTTACGCAAGGGCGAATAATGTATCTATCTGGCTTAGGAACGTCAACCCCAACTGGTCCACAAATATAACCTAATTTTTTGGCGACAATTAGTTTGTCAAATATCCACAAATCATCTGGATGACAATTTAACCAAGCCTCGTCTTCATACATTTATTATGTCATTGATTAATGTTTCAGGTTTATATTCTTTTACTTTTATGCCTTCTTTGTATAATTCGCAGGGAATGTTTGATTTGATTTTTTGTTGATATACTAATTCTGCTTCTTTCATTGTAGGCAGTATTTCATGACCGGATGCAGTTTCTACTTGGAAGATGGACATCTTAGTATAAAATGACACAGAAATTCCTTAGTTGTTTCTGAAATAGATATCTTTAATATATTTTAATTCTTTTTTTACTTCTTCTAATTCTTTTTGAACTACCTCATATTGTTCTTGATAGTGATCACGTTCTTGTTCGAGTTCTTGCCAATGAGTTAAGTGATCTTCTATATGAGGACCTGTCATGTGTTATTCCGGTTTAGTCGGCCAAGTTACATTTGTTAGTTGTTCGTTCTCATCTAGTTTAGGTGATGCTGTTGCTGGTAAATCTCTAAGTGCTTTACGATATGCTGTTTGTTCATCTGTCATTGTTCTATCTGATCCGGCCCACCAATCTGTTTCTGAAAGGTTCACATCTCGTTGTTCTCTAAGAAGTTGCATAGGAACAAGTAAATAATCAGCATCAATTTCTTTCCACAAATCTTCCATTGATATTGAAACTGTATCTGGATAATCAAAAATTATTTCATCACTCTCTACAACATAAGAACCATATTTTCCAGCTACATTAAATACTGCTTGATGTTTTTTCATATTCGTCCT